GAGGACATCGTGTTACTGAAGCAAAAGAAACCCCGAACAAATGAGGTCAAGAAAGAGATCACGAGATTGAAGAGGACATCGTGTTACTGAAGCAAAAGAAACCCCGAACAAATGAGGTCAAGAAAGAGATCACGAGATTGATGAGGAAGTTGGATAGCATCCTGAGTCACCCCATTCCACCGAATTCTGCGTCCACTTCCACTATTCCACCCTTGATTCTTGAAGAGAAAAAGGGTACCTCTCTCACAGTGCCACCCACAGCACCTCCATTGCACTCTCTCCCTCCTCCGCCTTATACGAATCTTTTTGGGCGTCGTCGTCGTCGCTCTCTACCTCCGTATGAGGCAACTGCTTCTTCTTCCGTTGGTGCAGGTTTTGCGCCATCATCTTCCGCATCAGCATCGGCTCCGGCCGTTGTTGGTGTAACTCTTCCACGTGCGGCTCCAGCTCGAACTTTGGCTCCCCTTGACCCCTGTCTTGTTAACAACATCTCAGCGCAAGTCACCGGATTGCTACTGCGTTTCCGAACTATGTCACGTCCACAAATTGCCGGTGCAGTGATTAACGCTACCAGAATCGCCTTTCGATTGTATGCTTTGCCTGCAGAAACGAACGGACCTGCGATGTCTGGTATAGGTCACGGCATTGACTTATCCACTAATCCGGCTAATTTGATACGATATGCACTTGCCGCTTGGCATCAAGAACAAGCAAACTTGTGTGACTTCCTGGTCGGCGCCAGTTTTGATGATAGGATTTCTGTCGACGCCTTCGGAGTTACATCTGTTTCTGACCTGATTGCCGCTTATCATCCTGAAGAGCGTCCTGGTTGGTTGAAATCTTGGTGGCTCCAATTCTCTTCTTCTTTCAACTGGTTGCCTCCTATGAAGAGAATTTCTACACCCAATGAATCTATGGCTCGATTGTTGGAAGCCACCGAGGCGCACCACCTCGTAACACCAGTGCACCAGGATTTTCATCGTTCGCCTCTCCAACTGCTGTTCCTAATTCTTTGTATCTTGGCTCTTTCCCCCTTCCTCATCCTGATTTTACGCTTCGTGTACGTTGTGTTCTCAGGTCTAACTACCGTCCTGGAATCGGTTGCCTCCTTGGTGGGATTCATTTCGACGGCGTCCAATTTTGGGTCACAGCTTCTTGTTTACACAACGAGGTTGCCAGCCTTATCACAAGAGTTGGCATGCCTAGGGTGGAGTCAGACCAAGATATTTGGAGAGGCATTCGTGCACTATGCTTTGACGAGCGCTACATACCTCCCGATTGTCGCTTCGTACCTCCAAAATTCCACGTCATACCAATGGAGCAGAATTGTTGGCTTGGCAGATTCACTGGGGGTAAGCGCCGTCAGTTACAGCAAGCAATGGAACGTGTCAACATGGGGCAGTTCTGCCGTAGAGATCTTTGCCGCATCAACGCATTCGTTAAACGAGAAGTTAAGTTGCTGGGCGGAGGAGACGGAAACTACGAAGAACAAAAGCCCCGGAACATTATCTCTGCACCCGATCTGGTCAAAGCTTTGTTGGGGCCCTACTTTGTCGCGCTGGCAGACCACCTTCATGGAGTCTGGGACAGAGACCATGCAGTATTCTTTGAATCTGGCGCAACAGCTGAAGACGTGGGGGGTTGGTTCACTCACCACTATGGAACGTGTTGCGTTTCAAAAGTCGCTGGCTGCCCTAGATGCAACAATCCAAATGCTCCCCCAACACCTACCCACCAAGTCTCAAATTCAGCAGAAAGTGCAAGATGCCAAACACTACGTGAACGACTTGATGGGCAGTACACCCAGCGCAGCGCCAGCGGTGACAACAGTGATGGCTATTCCAATCTTTGCCGTGAAAGCAACCCAATCCCTGGGGCAAGCCCTCTACGAGATTTGGAACGGCGAACCGATTTGTCTAGCCGACGAATTGTACTTGCCGGAAGTGCTGCAAACGACACCGGCTACCTACAATGCAGAGATTCTCCGAGCACATGCGAGAGATCAAGCGCACCAAACCGTCGAATTGATCAACCAGAAGGTGATCGATATCGCAACACCTGTTGTAGAGAAGTTGTCGAGCTCGATTACTCCAAGTTTGATGGTACCCACGGTGAGGACTCTATCGGGTTTGCTAGAACGTTTTTCAAACGTTTCGGGCTTAATGGCAACATCGATCAAATCTTCAAATTGGTTCAAATGGGTCCAAAATCAGGCGGAACGCGCAATGGGGTTAAGTTCAAAAGAAAAGCCACCTGGAATCTTTCAGGCATGCCTAGCACGACTTTGGTCAACACGGTCGTTAATGCTGCCATTATCCACGCTGCTTCTCTTATTTCTCGCTTATTGGCTGCCGATTCACTCTCAACAACTGAAGCAAATATTCGCCGAATTCTTGAGAAAGTCACTGCAGATCCTTCAGCGATTGGCGCAATTGATTGGTCGAAACAAGCTCCGTGCAATATTATCGTTCGCGGCGATGATATGCTCGGGTTTATGGACCCTTCAGTTGCTTCAGTCCTTCCAATAGTTGCTCGCTTGGCCGGGTTTAGCCCAAAAATTAAACATGGACACGTGGTCGAAAATGTTCGGTTTTGTTCAAACATATTTTGGCCTGTAGCAGAAGGTGGCTATATTCCCGGTCCAACTTTCAAAGCAGCACTTAAGTATGGGGCATACATGATACCTACTATTCTTTCCCCTGATAAATTCAAAGCTCTTGCTAGAGGCAAAGCTTTGGGTATGCTCCAAGCTACGAGACATGTGCCATTGTTGTCTGCATTGGTACAACATGCCTTACGCCATACAAATGGTGCTAGAGGCAATCTCGTAACGAAAGGTCGACGCGATGCCCAAATAAAACTCATGAAATATGGCACTTCACACGCTCCATCGGCTGAAAATTTCCTTTTCGCCGATCGTGTGTATGGCCTTCCAGCAGGCACCACTCAAACCATTACAGACAATGTCGACAAAGCCCCTTGGGGCACCGTTCTAGGTGGCCCATGTGTCGACATATTAGCGAGGCGAGTGTTGATTCTAGAAGGATAGATACAACACGGCTGGGGGGATCGGAAAAATATACCCGGA